AATGACGTTACGCAACCGCAAACCTTGCCTGGCTTCCTCCACGATCCCAGGCGTGCGATCGATCTGCAGGACGCCGGACGTTGCCGTACCCAGGGCCGCGCTATCGATGGTCGTCTTGCGCTCCATCAGTTCGGCAATGTGATCGCCCTTGATCTGCACAAAGCACGTGCCGCGCTTTGTTTTGATCCAATCCTGAAGGCGGGCATCTTCTCGGAGGGTTTCGACCAGGTTCGGTCCTCCGCCAGGGCCGCGATGAGCATCCGTCAACTTGGCGTCCAGTGCGTCGACCTGCTTCTGGATGGCTGCGAAAGCCTCCATCGCCGTCTTGAACTCTTTACTGGATTCGCCGTACTGCTTCTTTATTTCATCAACCTCGGCCTTCTGATCCTTGATGCCGGCGAGGATGGCATCCAGCTGGCCTTTGATTTCCGGGACAGCCAGAGGAACATTAGCCAGAAGAACTCCGGCAGACGCCTCTGCGCCGAGCATGTGAATCATGGCGCCGATGGCAACCATCATCAGCAAGCCAGTCATGACGATACCGAGCCCCATGCCGATATCGGGCAGAGGCACGGGGTCGAGATTCACGACTTGCCTCCCGCAGTGGACGGCAAACCACCGCTTTCGATCGTACCTTTGAATACGATGCATTGTTTTTCTCCTGTGAAAGTGGGTGAAGTGAATGACTAACGAGAGAACTGCGCCAGGATCTCGTTGAGAGTCGGTGCGAGTGGCGCAAGTTCTGCCGAGTGGTCAACCGGCTCGGGCTTGGTGTCCGCGGCTTCTTTGGTTTCCAAAGTGGACGAACCGGCTTTGGCTTCCACGAGTGCGGTCAAAGACTGGTGGACATCGAGCAGCTTCTCTGCGATGCCTCGGATCTTTTCGACGTTCGAAGCGCTGAATTCCGCGCCGGACTTCTCCAGCAGGCGGGATTTGATTTCGTGTTCCTTGTCTGCCCAGGTCTCCAGCGGACCGTAGTAAACGGCCAGCATATCGATGTAACTGGGGAGGTAGGAGAGATACGCCTCGGAAAATTGCTCGATGATTGTCGACGAGAGCGTGATCGCCTGGTCCTTTGTCAGCTTCGAATAGAAAACAGAATCCAGCGCGGTCATCAGGGCGCAACGCATCTGATAGTTGGCATCCGACAACTGGCGCTCGGTGAGCTCCTCGTTGAAGTCGCCTTTGTCTTCCTTGTCACCCTTGACGGAAGCAATCAGAGCCAATTCGTTCATCGGGAACGTGACGATGCTGCCTTCGTAAAGTTTGATCTCCTTCAGGTGTCGGACGCCTTTTTCGACGGTGTCCTTCACCGCTTCGAATCCGATGGAGAGACCTTTAACGATCTTCGCCTTGATGTAGAGGTAGGCGCGCTGCGCGATCGGATCGGCCATCATCAACTGACCCTTAGCCCACAGTCCGGCGTCGCGGTCCTCCAGGGTGAGCTCGCCGATCGGCACGTCGGTCTTGTGTTGCCACAACAACGGCACCTTCGAGCCTCGCTCCTTGAGCGTTTTGGTGTAGGCGCCGGGCTCGACCACATCGCCGCCGCCGTCCACGTTGCCGTAGGGCGAGAGAATGCCTTCGAAGGTACCCTCTGCGCTGATCTCTTTGATCTCCAGGCGGAGACGCGATTTGGTTCTCATAAAAGTTTTGCTCCTATGCGTGGACGTTTTTTAGCGATCTAGAAGCTTCTGGATGTCGTCAATCGTGGCTTGGACTTCACGGAGAGATTTCGACTCCTCGGAGTCCTCTTCGCCGGTCGATGGCGCTGCCACCGGTGCTGGCGCCTTTGCTGCGGCCTTGTCCTTCTCAATGCGAGCCAGGATGGCCTGCTCGGTAACGGTCGGCTTGCCTGTCCCCGGTACCGTTCCCATGTTCAGCTGGATGTGATGCGTCTTGCCGGCCTTGTTCGGTAGAGGATTGCGATCCTCGAACGCCATCACGTCGTCAATGTTCATGTGCCCGTTCTGCAGCGCGCTGGCGTAGCCTTCCATGCGTGTCTTAAAGTCGCCCATGAGGAAGGCATTCAAGTTGTGCTTGAGCATGAAGCCTTTTGCCTTTTCCTCGGGCGTGTACACGCACCTTCGGAAATCCTGCTCCCAGCGTCGCGTCCACAGCGGCAGCGTGACGGTCTTAAATTCCAGAAAGAGGTGCTCGACGTTGGAAAATGTGCCGTGCGAAAGATCGGCAAGTAGATGCGGGCTGGCGCCGGTCCATCGGGCCAGCTCTGAGACCGTCCATTCCCGCGTTTGGAGCGTCTGGGCATCAGCCATCGACATGCCGTCCTTTACCAACTTCATGCCGTTTGGCAGGATCGGCGCCTCGTGTGGAACCGAGTATCGCTTCCGCCAATCATCGCGAAAGAGATCAAACTCAGCGTCGTTCGAAAAGCCGCCGTCCAGGCGATCGGTCTCGATGTGGTAGGGAACGCGGCCGCCCATCTTCCAGAACTGGCCGACGCTACGCTCGGCAGCGAGTGCCGTGCCGATAGACTGCCTGGCGTATTGGAGCGTGTTTAAACCTTGGGCGCCGTTCCAGCTGATGCCGCGCAGATGAAAAATGTCGTGAGGTTTGCCCGGCTCGACGGTGTAGGTTTTATCCGCGGCGCCGTATTCTCCGTGAACGACATAGACCAGGCGTTTTTGGCCGCCCTTCTCGCGATCCTGCGTGCACTTTCCAGGAAGGAGATAGCTCAAGCCGAACGCCACCTGCGTTCCGCTCCGGCGGAGGATCTTCGCATGAGCATCGCCGGTCCACATCGCGTGACTCGTGAGCATCTCGCGAAATCCTTGCGATGAGATCTCCGGATCCGGCTCATCGTGCATCGCCTCATACATCGGATGCTCGACCGCGTCGCGACTCCCTTCGCCGTCGCGCACCTTAACGAAGGCCGGCAGCATTCCCAGGCATCCGCAGATCAGTCGATTTGCTGCCCATATCACGGAATGACTCAGGGCTGTATCGAGGTTGACTGTCTCCCCGGACCATGCTGGCATCCCGCCGGCCAGCTTCGCGTACAGGCTCGGATATTTTCGGTAAAACTCCACCTCGGTGAGGTTGTTGAAGACCAGACCTTCCGGCGTGCCTTTCAGATTGAGCGAAAGCAGCTCGCCTCTATCCGATGTGAACTCTTTTAGGAAGCGGCGTATTTCGGGAAAGATCATTTAGAGAACCCGGATCCCTGTGTATTTGGTGCGTCGATTCAGGTCGATTAAAGCTTCACTGAGTGCGTTCACAGTCGCGGCCAAACCATCGATACGGTTGGCGCTTTTGTCTCGGTCCGGCTTTGTGAAGAGTTTGTTGTCCTTGCCGTCGGTCACGGTCGCGGCGCAGCCGGCATGCCAGCGCATGATCGGGTGTTCGCCGTGGCCAAACTTTCCGGATTGGATCAGCTCAATGACTTTCTTCGTCGGCTCACTCAGCGTGGCGTAGCCCTGGCGGACTTCGCAGCACTGGTGCCCTTCGTCAATCATCTCGACGGAGATCTGCCGCGAGTTCCAGGGATCCCAGCAGATTTTCTGCAGCTGGAACATCTGCGCGCCCCATTGCAGGCGCGCCTTGATATCGCGGTAATCGATGACATTGCCAGGCGAGAGCTCGAGGAAACCTTCATCCGCCCACCGCTGTAACGGTACGCCAAGACGGAGCTCCATCTTTCTCAAGCTCTGATCCGGCAGCCAGAAGAACGGCAACGCGTCATAGCCGCCGTCTGGTCGTTCGAACAGAAAGACAACAGAGCTCGTGTCCGTTGTCATCGATAAGTCGACGCCAGCCCAGCAGCGGCGATCGATGAAGTGTGCGACAAGTTCGGCTGGCAGGGGACGCACGTTGCGTTCAATCTGTCTGCCGCGCAATGTGATCTGCACGGAGTCTTTCAGCATGCCGGCGGCCTTCCATCCGGACGTGCAGGCTTCGTACTTCACCATATCGATGGCGAGGTCTTCCTTTTGATCCCAGATGTTGAGGAAGTACCGCTTGAAGCTGGAGAGATCGCCTTCGCTCGAATGCGAGACAAACTTTTCCCGGATCTTCTCCAGGTCGAGAAATCCGCCGTTTTCCTTCAGGCTGGGATTCGCTTTAATCCAGGTCGCTACAGCAGAAGGATCGTCGGTCTTTTCCGCGCCCCAAATTCGGCCGAAGAACTTCGGATCCTCAACGATGCGGCGATTAATCTTCAGGGTCTTTTCATGAAGGCGCCAGGCTAATGGGGATTCCGTCTGCACGCCGGCCGTCGTGATCGCAACGGTCGTGGTCTGTCGACGCGTGATACCGCCGTTAGACAACACATCCCAGTTCTCAAGCTGCTTGCGTGTCTTCCACCGGTGAACCTCATCGGCGACGACGAAGGAGGGGTTTACGCCGTCGCCGAGGTCTCCGTCCGCGGCAATCGCCGCATAGAAGCTTTCCGGATCGCTGCGTTTGACGATTCGATTCGTGCTCCGCAGAACTCTAAGGCGCTGCTTGAGCGCTGAACTCTGTTCCACCATCGTTGCCGCGGCCCGATAGACGTTTAACGCCTGGCGTGTCGCCGAGGCGGCGCCGTAGATCTGACAGCCTGGCGTTTGCGTCACGAACAAGACGAAAAGGATTATGCCGGCGGCAAACTCAGACTTTCCGGCCTTCTTCGGGACTTCCAAATAGACCATTTCTATGACGCGGTTGCCGTCTGTGTCGACTTCACCGAAGACTTTCGACAACGTCATTTCTTGCCACGGAGCCAAAAGGAAGGGCTTTCCGTAGAAATCTCCGGAATGCTTGAGAACTTTTTCGAAGAAATTGCAGGCAAAATCAGCCTTCGACTTGACGTACACAACATCAGTTCAGCATCGCTGGAGTTTCTGCGCTGCGCGGCCGCGGTGCCGAAAGAGCCCTAATGAGATCGTCGTCGTCAGTCGAAGGCACAGATTCGATCGTCAAACGAGTACGACTCACCGGAGATAATCCGAACTCTGAACAGAAAGCCTTTACGATAAGCCAGCATCGGTTGCTGATTTCAACGGCGGGATGTTTACGCTTCTCGAGATCGACGACTTCACCAGATTCAGTAACGAATCGTTTCGTGAAAACGATGCCTTCGCGGTCCAAAATGAGATCTGCGGCAACAGCCCTCTCGTATTGCCTGCAGGCTCCCTCGAGCATCGGCCCGTCTGGACGGCGATCCAGCTTCATCGCTGCGAGTTCTTCTGACCAGAAATTCCACGCATACCGCGCGCGGCCTTTTAGATGCCGCGGGCAGCCCGGCAAACCTCTCGATGCCTTCGGTTCGGACGCAAGCTTCTGGTCGAGTTTATGGACACCCTTTTTGCCTGCGTCGCCCTCAGCGATTTTCTGAGCCGTGGGCTTCGGCTTACGCCCTCTCATCGTGATGTTTCAGAGAGCGCGCGGAGTCTCAAACGCGCAGCATCCATCGACGCGGCAAATTGAGCTGCGACTTCCTGAACTTTTGAAATCTGTAGTCCGTATTTCCCTGCGCGTTCACTCAAACCTCTATACAGACGGCGAATCTCAGGGCGCCAATCCAGCGAATCGCTCTTGTCGATGTTGCAGAGCCTGCAAAGCAGCTGGCAGTTTTTCTCCGAGTGCTCGCCGCCTTTTGCGAGTGGAACTACATGGTCAAGCTCCGGAGCGTTATCAAGCCGAGTACCTCTCAGAGACTTCGGTGTCTCAATAAGACATGCTTGACAGCGCCATCCATCTCTTTCGAAAATACGAAAGGGATCAACGCTGCCTTTCACGGCCGATCGAACCCTAGCCCGCCTGGTAGCCTTGGCGACACGCCCACCATAACGCCGGGAGCACGCATAAGAACAGAATCGCGCTCCGCCGTGTCTGCCAATAAATTCCACTCCGCACTGTGGGCAGGCCCTTGGCGGCCTCTGGCTCACTGCCGCTCTAAATTTTTCCCTGAATTGGTCTCGGTTCAGTTTCGTCTGGCAAGCATCAGAGCAGATTTGCGAAGGAAGACGTTTTGTAAATGGCTGCGAGCATACCCTACAGACACATTGATTTACTTTGCAGAACGGCGCGTCACTCTGTTTCGCTTTGTGTTGAAAGCTACATCGCCGCGAACAGTAACTTCGATGCCTTGGATGATGCTTCGGCCGAAATTCCTTCGAACAATTGAGACACACTGGCGGCGGATTCCGTCTCGCTTCGACGCTACAATTGAATGAACAGAACTTTCTCTCCCGCTTACCGCAGAAAATCGAGAGACAGGCCTGGCATTTTAATAAAATTTTTTGCCCGCCGCTCGCTGCCGGTGTCGATTTCTTACTAGTCGTGTTCAATTTCGCGGATTTATGCGGAAAGGCACCATGTGGTTTCT